GGCCGAGGCCGATGCGCTGATCGACGGCTATCTGGCCGGCCGCTACAGCCTGCCGCTGGCCGACGTGCCGCCGATCCTGCCGCCGCTCGCTCAGGCCATCGCCATCCATAGCCTGCACGTCACCGAGCCCGAGGCGAAGATCAAGGCGGACTACGACGACGCCATCAAGCGCCTGGGCGAGATCGCCAAGGGCACGATCACGCTGAAGGATGCCGCCGGACTGGAGCCCGCCGCACCGGGCGTGTCAGGCATCCAGATCACCGACCGCGAGCGCCTGTTCACCCCCGAGAGGATGACGGGGTTCATCTGATGGACAGCGCAGCGATCGAAGCCCGCCTGAAGGACCGTGTGCCCGCGTTGCGCCGCATCGGCGTGGCGGCCGACCTGAGTGCCGTTCTGGAGGGCAAGCTGGCCGATCCGAACGGGCCCAGCGCCTGGATCGTCGGCCTTGGCGCCCGCGGCGGACGGCCGGACGCGGCCGCCGGGGTCTTCGTCCAGGGCGTGACCGAGACCGTCTCGATCATCCTCACCGTGCGCTCGATCGACAACCGCGCCGGCGACCAGGCCGTGGACGAGGTCGAGACCCTGAAGACCGCCATCCGCGCCGCCATCGCCGGCTGGGCGCCGGCCGGGGCCTTCGACCTTTACGCCCTGAGCCGCGAGCAGCTGATCGCCTTCAAGCCGGGCTACCTGGCCTACGCCCTGGAGTTCACCGCAGCCGAAGAACTGAGGATCGTCGAATGACCCGCAAGCCCGCCCCCACCGCTGCCCCCGCCAGCCTGCCGCCGAAGCTGCCCTCGGGCGGCGGCGCCTATGTCCTGGTCGATGGCGTCCTGCGGCCCGACCCCGCCGCGCAGCCCGCCGCGACCGCCCCCGAAACCGACCTTCAAACCCGCGTTTAAGGAGGCCTTGAATGGCGCTGCTCGACCGCAAGAAACTGGTCCTCGCCAAGATCGAGACGACCTACGGCACCGATGCCGCCCCGACCGGCGCGGCCAACGCGATCCTGACCAAGGGCCTGAAGGTCATGCCCATGGAGGGCGAGGACATCAGCCGCGCGCTGGACACGCCCTACCTTGGCGCACAGCCGACCGTGCCCTCGGGACTCTATGCCAAGGTCAGCTTCGGCGTGGAATTGGAGCCGTCCGGCACTGCCGGGACCGCGCCCGGCTGGGGCGTCCTGCTGCGCGCCTGCGCCATGGCCCAGACCATCGTCGCCGCCACCTCGGTCACCTACAACCCGGTGACCGACAGCCATGAGAGCGTGACGCTCTACGCGCTCCTGGACAGCGTCCAGTACAAGCTGATCGGGGCGCGCGGCACGGTGAAGCTGGAAGTGGCGGCCCAGGCCATCCCCATGCTGATGTTCGAGTTCCAGGGCCTCTGGACGCCGGCGGCCGACCAGGTGGCACCGGTTGCGGACTTCACGGCCTTCAAGAGCCCGCTGGTCGCCAACCGGGTCAACACGCCGATCTTCACCCTGAACGGCACGCCGCTGACCCTGAAGGAGCTTACCTTCGACCTGGCCAACCAGATCGAGAACCGCTTCCTGATCGGCACCGACGACAAGGTGATCATCATGGACCGCGCCCCGGCGGTCGAGATGCTGGTCGAGGCCGAGCCGATGGCGACGCTGAACCCCTACACCCTGGCCCTGAACCAGACCACGGTGCCCCTGGTGATCCAGCACGGCACCGCCGCCGGCCGCAAGGCCACGCTGAACGTGCCGCGCATGCAGATGCAGCGCCCCGACAGCCCCACCGCCGACCAGGGCCGGATGATGTTCCCGCTCAAGGGCGTCGCGCTGCCGAATGCCGGCAACGACGAGTTCACCCTGGTCCTGACCTGACCTTTGCCGAACGGAGTTCCCCATGGCCCTGAAGCTCATCCAGCGCCCGACCTTCAAGCACCGGATCACCGCCAAGGTGCCGATCGACGGCGGCCATCGCGACGAGGTGTTCGAGGTCCGCTACCAGCTGGCCTCGACCCCGGACGCCGACCTGTCCAGCGATCCGCTGAAGGACGATTTCCTGCGCGACGTGGTGGTCGAGATCTACGACATGGTCGACGAGGCGGGCCAGCCGCTCTCGTGGTCCGACGAGGTGCGTGACCAGGTTTTCGCGCTGCCCTGGGCGCGGATGGCGATCCTGACTGGCTACTTCACCGCCATCATGGGGGCGCGGGCAAAAAACTGATCTGGGCCGGACGGGCCTGGGTCGCGGGTAGCTTGTCCGAGGATGCCCGCAACGAGCTGGTCGAGGACGCCGAAGCCTGGGGCATCCCGGTCGAGGCCCTGCCGGACGAGGACCTGGCCGAGGGCGTCTGGCCCGAGAACGTTGCCGCGGTGGAGGTGTTCCTGGCCGTCGCCGGGCAGTGGCGCACGGTCTGGAACGGAGAGGCCACCCGGTACATCGGCCTCGACTATGCGGCGGTGCGGGCGGGCCTGGCGCTGTCGCGGACGAAGATGACGCCTGATCTGTGGGAGCAGGTCCGGCTGGTGGAAGCGGGGGCGCGCGCCGCCCTGAACGGGATCGAGGTTGACGCCGAATGAGCCTCACGGTTGCCCTTCGCGCGAGCTGGCAAGGCAAGGAGGCCCAGTCGGGCGCCCGGGCGCTGGCGACCGAGGTCAAGGCGCTGGGGGCCGCGACCAAGGGCTCCGGCGCGGCCGCGGCAACGGCCGCCGGCCAGCAGGGCCAGCTCGCCACCTCGACCCGGAATGCCGAGGCCGCGACCCGCCGCCTGTCCAGCGCCCAGGTCGTTGCCGTCCAGACCGGCCGCGACCTTCAGCAATCGCAGACCATTGCCGCCGGGTCGGTGGGCAACCTGGCCGCGCAGTTCAACGACATCGGAATGATGATCGCGGCAGGTCAGAACCCGCTGGTGCTGGCAATCCAGCAGGGCACGCAGATCAGCCAGGTGCTGGGGCCGATGGGCGCCGCTGGCGCGGTCCGCGCGCTCGGCTCGGCGTTCATGACGCTGCTCAGCCCGATCAACCTGGCGACGCTTGCGGGCATCGCCCTGGGTTCGGCCCTGGTCCAATGGCTGACATCCGCCGAGGAGCAGGCCAAGTCCTTTGACGAGGCCATGGCCGGTGTCGAGAGCAAGCTGAAGACGATCAAGGAGCTGAACGACAGGTTTACTCTCTCGGGCATTGCGAAGCTCGCCGAGGACTACGGCGAAGTGAATGTTGAGCCGCTGGTCATGTTGCAGCGCCAGCGCGAGTTGGCTGCGCTCCAGGCCTTCCGCGAAATGCGGGCCGGAATCATGGCGATGCGAGAGGAGATGGACGGATGGCGTAACGACGCCGGCGACATCGCAACTTTCCTTGATGTCGACCCATCCGTGGTGGTGGACGGCTTCCGCGAACTGAACCCGCTGGTGCAGCAGTTCATGGATCTGCAACAGGCGGCGATCTCGGCCGACAGCTTCGCTGAACAGGCGACTGCGGCCGCGCAGTTGGCTCAGATGATCATCAATGCCGCTGGCGGCATGGAGAACCTATCCGACGGACAGGCAAGGGTGGTGCAGGGCCTATGGGAGGCCGAAAGCCGCGCCCGCCAGCTTGCCGCCGCTGCGCCAGCGGGCTCCTGGATGGACGCTGCGACGTCGGGCGTCGGCGGCCTGATCGGCAAGCTCTGGGAAGCAGTCGGCGCTGCGAACGCATTGGCTCGTGCGCAGGCCGGAGCGAAAAGCGATGTGAAGGGCGGTCGGGGTGCAGATCCTCGGACCTTCGTCACGGACCAGTACTGGAAGGATAAGTACTTCCCGGACCCTGCCCGCCCGACATCGAGAGGTACGGGCGGTTCATCCGGCGGCGGTGGTGGCGGCGGCACCAAGGCCGAAGCCAACGCGGTGGCCGAGCTGATTGCCAAGCAGGAGCGCGAACTGGCGCTGCTGCGCGAGATCGACCCGGTCAAGAAGGAGATGCTGCGCTACAGCGAGCAACTGGCCGGTGCAACCGACCAGGAGAAGGCCCGGCTTGAGGAGCTGATCTCGACCCGCATCCAGGAGAAGGCGGCGATCGAGAGTGTCCGCTCGGCCGGGGAGATGGCCGGAAATGCCCTGATCGACGCGCTGATGGGGGCAGACGACGCGGGTCAGCAGCTGATCAAGACGCTGGTGCGCGCTGGCCTCCAGGCGGCGCTGCTGGGCCAGGGTCCGCTGGCCGGGATGTTCGGCAGCACGGAGACCGGCGGGCTGCTCGGGCTGCTCAGTGGCGCCTTCCTGAAGAAGGCCAGCGGCGGCTACATCGCCGGCCCAGGCACCGCCACCTCCGATTCGATCCCAGCCATGCTGTCGGACGGCGAGTTCGTCGTGAACGCCCGTGCCACAGCCCAGAACCGCCAGCTGCTCGAGGCGATCAACAGCGGCGCCAGCATGCCCCGCTTCGCCCGCGGCGGCGCCGTGGGTGGCGGCGGCGGCGCCGTTGGCGCGGCCAGTGGCGCCCGGCCGATCGTCAACATCATCAACCAGTCCTCCGAGCCCATCCGCGAAGCCCCGAGCGACGGTCCGGATGTCGAGGATACCGTCACGCTGATCGTCGGCCAGCAGACCGGCCGCGGCCGCTTCGACCGCCAGAACCGTGCCCGGTTCGGCCTGACCCCGAAGGTGCGCCGCACATGATGCCCGTCTGGCCCGCAGCATTCCTGCAATCGCCTGGCCTGCGTGGCTGGGAGACCGAGCCGTTCGAGACCCGGAGCGAATTCACCCCCGAGGCCGGCCCGCCGCTGTTCCGGGCGCGCTTCACGGCAGAGGCCTGGTCGGCCCGCGCCACCTTTCCATCGGTGGACGAGACCGAATACGCGGCTTTTCTGGCCTTCAGGCAGGAAACTCGCCGCGGCGCGCTGCAGTTCCTGTGGCGCGATCCGGACGGCGGTGGGGCGCCCCGGGTCTGGCAGTTCGCCGCCCCGCCGCGCGTGACGAAGATCAGCCCCACCCGCCGGGACGTGGTGCTGTCGCTCATCCTCCTGCCGTCCAGGCCCTGGTGGACCACCCTGATCCCGACCGACCGCCTGGTCGCGCCGGTCGCGGCATATGACTTGCAGCGCGGCCTCTATCACAACGGTACCG